GACTGGATTCTTTGTTAGATGCACTTCTCCCATTGATTTGGGCAAACACAGCAGTATCAAAATTAGATGTAGATAAGCCATTCCTCACTGAGGCAAATGGAGCAACTTACTTAAGTACAAACATTAACATCACTATAGATTCACAAGGAGGTCAGCAATGACAAGATTAAAGGGAAAGAACATTGTGTTCAAGGTTGGTTCAACTGACTACGCAGGTTCAGTAAAGAATGTGGTCTTCAGTTCAGCAGTTGGTGAAATGGGTTTTGGGGATTATTCAGACTCACTTGATTACACATGCACAGTAACAGGATTCCAAGATTTCGCAGCAGCATCACTATGGACACAGTTGTTCACAAACCCAGGGGCAACACTGTCTCTTACATTTGCACCACACGGTAATGCAGTTGCATCAGCAACACAGCCACACTTTGAAGCAACAGGATATGCAGAAACTGTTCCTGATATGGGTGGAGCAGCAGGGGAATATTTCACATATGACCTAACAATTAAATTAGATGGAAAGCCTGTAAAGGTAGTTTCCTAATAGGTTGCAATGGCAGAGTACACAGTTGCAGTTAAGGGATTAAGAGAAGTAGTTAGAAGTTTTAATCAGTACGCAGGTGCTGTTCAAGACTTGAAAGAAGCAAACTACGCCATTGGTTCTAAGGTCGCACAGACAGCCTCTGCCATTGCTCCTGAACAATCTGGAGCATTGAGAAGTTCTATCAGAGCAAACAAAGCAAAACAGAAAGTTCAAATCAAAGCAGGTGGAGCGAAGGTTCCTTATGCAGGTGTTCAGGAATATGGATGGGCAGCAAGAAACATTAAGGCTCAACCATTCCTAAGAAGAGCAGCATGGACAAACAGGGAATACACAAGAACTCAGTATGTATCAAACCTGAATGCCATAAGAAGAAAATATATTGGAGGCAGTTAAATGGATATTTCACAATTAAAGATGAAGGACCTTGCAGAAGTTGAAACTCTCACAGGTCTAAATATGGATGAGTGGGACAGTGGTTCTAAGGTAAAACTAACCATTGCCATTGCATTAGTCATGGGTAAGAAGTCACAGCCTGACCTAACTTGGGAACAAGTAGAGAACATGAGCGTTGATGAACTACAAGCACTAACAGGTGCAGAACTCCCAAAAGCGACACTCTCTTAGAACTTATGGGTGATTTCTGTGCAGCCACAGGATATACACCCACTCAATTCTGGGAGTTAACGAATGAAGAAGTTGTATGGATTACGAAGGGGGTAAGGAAGAAAAATGGCTAATAATATTGTTGTAGACATTGTTGCAGATACACGCAGCCTTGTTAGAGGTGTCAATGAAACCAACTCTAAACTCAATACCCTCAACGGTTCAGTAAATAAAGTTTCAGGTGCCTTTAGAGGCATAGCAGCAGCATTTGGATTATCAGTAGGTATCTCTTGGTTTAAGGATGCAATCAAGGGAGCAGAAGAAGAAAAGAAGTCCTTTGATGCACTTGCTAAAGAATACGGTGATTCAGCAGATGCCATCATTGAAAAGGTCAACGGTATATCTAAGAAGTTCTATGTTGATGATGGAACAGTTGCACAGTTAATCCTTGACCTAAGAGGAAAACTAAGAGCAGAACTTGACCCATTAGCAGCAGACTTAGCAGCAGGAACAATCAACCTTGCAAGAGCAACTAATCAGCCAATTGAAGAAATGTCTGCAAAGATGGCAAAGGTTGTTAAAGACGGCAAAGTAACTATGACTGAGTTGCAACAACTTGGTGTGTCGCTAAATGTTGAACAACAGAAGTCCTTTGATGCAGCAGTTAAATCAGGAACAACAGTTCAATGGCTTACAGATTATTTAACAAGTCCTGAGTATCAAAAGAAGGCAATGTCCATGATTACACCTTGGGACAAACTCTCAAAGACTATGCAGGACATAAAAGACTTAATAGGAGACAAACTCCTAAAGGTGTTTGAGAAGTTATTTGACTTCTTTACTGACACAGACAAAAACGGTATTACTAAGACGAATAAGAACTTTGAAGACATGAAGGACATTCTTATCCTCATAGCAGCAGCACTCATTGCCTCAAAGATAATCACACCAATAGTTATGTGGATGAAGGCAGTTCAAGGGTTAACCATTGCAAACATTGCTCTCAACATTGCCATGAATGCTAACCCAGTAGGTCTAATCATCTTGGGAATCACGGCACTCATTGCCATAATCATTTTGGTTATCAATCACTGGGATGACTTGGGTAAAGCATTCAAAGCCTTTGCAGATAAGTTTGTAGGTTTCTTCACAGGCATAGGAAAGATATTCCAAGATGCATTCAGAGGAGTTTCATTCTCAGGACTCTTTGATGCATTCAAGAACATGATTAATAACATCCTTAACTTTGCAAGAGGCTTGGGTGGCACCTTCCTACAGATAGGTAAGGACATTGTTCAGGGCATGATTAACGGTATTGGTTCAATGATTTCATCAGCCATTAATGCAGTTAGAAATGTTGCCTCAGCAATTACAAACGGTATTAAGAGTGCCCTTGGTATTAACTCTCCTTCAAGAGTATTCATGGCAGTAGGAACAGGACTGACTGAAGGCTTAGTAAAAGGTATTGATAAGACTGCTTATCTGGCAGTAAACAGCGTTAAAGATTTAGGCAAGAGCCTACAAGTACCTATGGAGTTATCTCCTCTTGGTGGCATTGGCTCAATATCTACAGCATCTGCTCAACCAATTACAGTGAACATCACTGCTGGTTTAGGTACTGATTCATATGAACTTGGAAGAGTTGTTAGTGCAGCATTGGAAAAGTACGCAGGTGTAAACGGTAGATGAAGTTACAAGACGAATTAACATTAGAACTTAGAACCTTTGTAGATGGTCTCTTTACCCTTGGTACAGACAGAATCAACCTTGCAGTAATTGCATCTGATGAACAGTTGATGGATGACAATTTATATGAGTGGACAGAGATTATGGATGGTGTTCTATCCATTGATATAAAGAGAGGGGTGGACACCTATACAGGTGCCTATGCCCTTCCTGTGCCTTCTGTAGGGGTCATGCACATTGTTACAAGGAATAAGACTCTTGACCCAAATATAAATATTTATATGGTCCCTAAGACAAAGGTACGCCTACGCAGGGGTAATGAAATTATCTTCCAAGGAAGAATGAATAATCAGTTTGTTGATTACAGAAGTGACAAAGACAATCCACTTATCTCATTTGATGTGATGGACCCAATTGCAGACCTACAACAAACAACAACTAAATTATCAAGCATTTCAGCAAATGGTTCACAGACTTGGAATGGTCGTATTACTTCCTTGTTCTCTAACGCAGGTAAGGAAGATTTGCCTAAGACCATTCATGGTGGGGGAAAGATTAAACATGGGTACTGGGAAGATGACAGAACTCTGTGGGAAGCCTTAGTCCTTGCATCTAACACAGAAGGTGGCTTCATCTTCTATGACAAGGATGGAACCCTGCAGTGCTATGCCTCAGAGACTATTCCTGTTGGAACTACCCTCATGGAGTTCAACAATGAGGATACAAACAAGTATGGCTACAAGAACATAGCCCTTGATTACAACATCCAATCCACCATCAATGAAGTAACAGGTACTAATAAATACGCCTATTACACAAAAGAGTTCCAAGAAGACCCAGAAACCTTCTATGGGGAATTCAAAACGGTAGAGAAGATAGTTTCAGATGTAATGGAACCTAAGAGAAGACAAGCCCTTATTAACAGATATGGCACTCATGCTTTGAATGTTGAAACTAACTTTAATCTTGCAGAAGATGAGAATTTCCATACAACATGGGCAAATAACATTCTTAACAAATGGCAGAAACCAACTCCACTGGTTAAGGAGATTGAATGGGATGGCAAGAAAAACCCTTCATTAGCAGCATCTTCAGAGATTTTGGACAGAATTAAAGTTCACCATAAGACAGACACATTTACTTATGACGAGACTCTTACAACCATTGGTGTGCAGCACACATTCAATGCTGACCAAGATACATGGAGAGTAAAATTAATATTGTTTCCAAGGAGTAGATTTATATGACAATTAGATATATTGAATTTGCAGATGGCAATGTTCTTACAGCAGAACAATTGCTTGATGTGCAAGATAATGGTGTTGTTCAAGTAGACACCTTTGCAGAACTAACAGGATTATCAACAACAGTTAATGCAGCCTATGTAGAAGCAGACCATGCGTTCTATGTTAAGAAGGCTGATAACTCATGGGGTAGCGTAGGTGGACTTGCAGTAGTACAAGCAGCAGCACCATCTGCTCCACAGGTAGGACAGATTTGGTTTGATACAGATGCAGTGTTACCTAATCCTGCTAAGTATTCTTACGAGGGTACAGAAACAATTACCAACACAGGTACCTATCAAGCACTATCTAACCTAACAGGACAGACTCTTACACTCACAGAACCTGCTTGGGTACACATCTCATATGGAGTTGTAGAACCAATAGGTGATAACACAGCAGGTATTAACTATGGAGTCCAACTATCAGGAGCAACAACTAAATCAGTAACAGCAGCAGATGCTTGTACATCTTATGTATCAGGCAAGAACTCTGTATCAAATGATTTCTACGCGATATTCAACGCAGGTTCAACAGTAGTAACTCCAGTAGCAAGAAAGACAGGCTCTGGAACCGTATCTGTTGTAAACCCTTATGTATCAATAGCACCAATTAGGTGGTCATAAATAGATGCAAAAGGTCTGGGATGGCAGTAACTGGGTAACACAGAACGCACTTAAGGTGTGGAATGGGTCTGCTTGGGTTACAAACGCTAAGTTAAAGGCAAGAACAAGTATCTCTTGGTTGCCTACTGCTGTTTCAGATTCAGATATCTCACAGGTAGTTAAGTGGTCTATTGAGGCTCCTACTCCACCTCCACCACCACCTCCAGTTACACACTTAGTCCCTGACTTAGATTTAAAGACCACCACAGAACTCAATGAGATTCTGACACCACTTAATTTTGGCTACACGATTGCAGGTTATGAAACTACATCCATTCTCAATAGGGATGACAAGGTAGTTATTGATTCTCAGATACCTGCATCAGGAGAAGCATTAGCAGAAGGTTCATCTGTATCTGTAAAACTATATAACTTTGTTCAACCTACAACCATTGTTCCAAATGTTGGGGGACTTCTTAAGAGTGCTGCTGATTCAGCAATTGTTACAGCAAACCTTGTAGTAGGAAGTCCACTCAATACAGTAGAAACATATGATGGAACTCTTGTAGGTAAGGTTGTAATTGGTTCTCAGTACCCTGCAGCAGGAACTGAATGGGACCAAGGTACTTCTGTTGTTTATGATTACTATGTACAGAAGCCTTATGTCACAGTACCTAACTTAGTTAATACTGATGAAGACAATATCTATACAACTCTCTCAGCACTTAATCTCTCAGTGGGTACAAGAACCACAGTAGCCACAGCAAACTCATCATTAGATGGTCTGATTAAATCCACCACTCCTGTGGCAGGTACTCAGGTACAGACCAACAGCAGCGTTAACTATGAGGTATATACAAATACCCTATCTACAGTTCCAAGTCTCGTAGGGCTAACCCAAGTCCAAGCAGATGCAGCCTTGCAGAATGCAAACCTCTACTCTGGAACAGTATCAAGCGTTGAAACAACTGTTGTAGCCAATGAAGGCAAGGTAGCAACTCAGGCTACTGCAGCAGGGCAGACAGTCAATAAGTTCTCAGGTATTAACTATGCAGTCTATGTACCTAATACAACTATTGCAGTCCCTTCATTAGTAGGACAGACCTATGCAAATGCAAGCACACTCATTACAAATGCAGAACTGGTAGCAAATCCAACTACTACACCTACGAGTAACACATCATTACATTTAACAATTAAGTCTCAATCTCCAGTGGCAGGAACCATTGTCAATGTGGGAAGTACAGTAAATGTTGAAGTCTGGGTTCCATTCCCTTCCTACACAGTCCCCAGCATTATTGGCTTAACACCCTCATCAGGTGCTATTGATGCTAACTTCACATGGGGAAGCAACAGCCTTGCCTCAACATCTACTCAGACCACTTCTGATTTTGGCAAGGTAGCAAGTCAGTCACCAGCAGCAGGTACATCAGCAGTAGCACAAGCAATTAACTACGGTATCTATGTAGATGGAAGACCAACTGTGGGTAGTTATGTAGGACAAGCAAGGACTACAGCAGTATCTAATATTCAGGGATTAGGTTTAAATGCTTCAGTTACCTATCAGAATCAAACTTATAACGGTCAAGCAACAGCAGACACAGTTGCAAGTCAATCTCCTGCATCAGGAACAAAACTTGCTTCAGGTTCAACAGTATCTATTGTTGTTTGGAATGCCTATGTCCCACAGCCTGTTCAGAGAACAGCGACAGTTTATGTAGGTGACAATGCATTTAGTGGTTACATGAAGAATGGAGTTAATACTTCATACACAGGTGGACTTCTTGATTTCTCATGGCAAGCACAATACAAACTACTTAATACAACAGGTACAAGAGTTCAGAACATTGGCTATCAAAGAATGTCAGGAGCCTATGTTGGTTATGCATCTGCTACCAACGGTAAACAGGCTTATACATGTCGCATTAATCCAACAAGCGTTGATTCATATATCAAATCTAATATAACTAATAATGCTTCATACACAGTAGGAACAGTAGATTTTGTATTCAGCGTAGGTAATGACGGTAACATTGGAAAACTCTGGTACTTAGACTGGATGGGTAATACATCATCCTCACCAAGCACTTACACAGATGCCAATAGAACTAATACACAAGCAGTAAGCAATATCAATAACGGTGACACTATGTCTATCACTCTCAACTCAACTATGAAGTCATATTCATGGACCAATGGTTATGGACTTGGTGTAGCAGCAGGTGTTACTGCATCCAATGCCTCAGTTACATATGGCTCAATCAACTGGGCATATTTTGCAGCACAAATTTCTTGGACGGAGTATGTATAAATGAAGATTTATGGAGTTAGCACTACAAGAGGTGGTGCCATTACAAATAATAACTACACCAATATTGCAGCGACAGGGCAAGACAATGGACTCAATTACCACTACTGGTATCCAGTTCCTATTCCAACAGGTACCAACTCATTGTTCACAGGTATTACAACATCTCAGGTTGACTCAATCGTGACTCCTTATTCAATTAACAATGTTGATAACACAGCATCATTAGTACAAGAGAGAATGATTCTTATTCATAATGACTCAGCACAGGCTAAGAACAATGTGAAGGTTCTGATTTCAGACCAGCAGTTAACTGGGGGAGTTGCAGAAATAACCCCTTGGAATTTGGCAGGGACTGAAGAGATACAGGGCTACTCCTCAATAGAAGTACTAACAACTATGCCTACTGACTACAGAGCAGATAAGGCTTACTTCAAAGCAAACTTTCCTACCAATGGTCCTGTAGAAGCATCTAAACAAATAAGCATTTCAATGGCTCCTTGGGGTTGGTACGCAGCAGCCCTAAGACTCTATGTGGTTAAAGACCAGTCAGTAGATGAAGACTTTTGCGTAATTGCCACAGAAACCTCCTAAATTTCATTGACTGCCTCAATGGAAAAGCCTTACCCCACCTTGTTTAGGGTGGGGTTTGGTCTACCATTTGGGCATGGATAAATTAAAGGCAGTTTGGGCAAAGTTTCTAACCCTTAAGTTATGGCAGAAGGCTCTTGTTGTCCTTCTTGTCTATGTGCTGTTTTCAGCAGTGACTGGGTTTGGTAGTTCAAGTGATAGCCCTGAAAGTTCTTCATCTTCTTCTGCTGAAGTAAAGAGAAGTTATCCAGTTAAGTATTTGAGACATGCAGTGATTAACCCTGCAACTATCTCAGTGGCATTCCAAGTCAAGAATGATGGAACACAGCCAATTAAACCTTCTTGCAAAATCAAAATGCAGGATGCAAGTGGCACATACAAGGGTTATGACTTTGTAGATTTCTTGGAGGATATTGCTCCTAATCAGTCTAAAGAAGCAGTGGTTCAGTTAACAATTACTAAAGAAGGTGCTGCATTTGCAGACCAATTTATTGGTGAGTGTTCAGCAACTACTTCAGACACAGGGACTAATGCAGGAAAAGAAGTTGTTGTCTCCCAGATTGAAGATGGCTCTTGGGGAGATGACCAATACGAACTTGATGAAAACAAAGAGTTCCCAGAGGATGCTGGGTTTTGGTATGGACCTACATTTAAGGTTAATCAGCCTCCAATGACACAGATGGACTGCTCTTGGACTGCCTTTGATAAGAATAAAAAGGTTGTGGGAACACACACTTTCCGTGCTAACACACTCAATGACGGCACAGTTACTTCATATGGTCCAGATGAGAAGTGGTATGTAGATTCCACTCAGAAGATTGTTAACAGTGTTGATTCCTATGAAGTGAAGTGCACACTGTAATGAAGGACATTAGACCTTTTGGATGGGTAATCATTGCTATCAATGCTTACTTTATTATTTCATTTTTCGCTTCATATGATGTAAATGCAGATGACACTGCAAATGGAATAGGAATTATGGTTCTAATCTTTTGGTTAGCCATTATGAATACATTCCTATATGTCATTTATAGAGTCACAGGCACCAAGAAGCGTGAATGTCCTGCATGTGGACAGACTGTCAAAAAGGGATTAACAGTCTGCCCCTCATGCAACTTTGACTTTATGAAGGCTGCTTCAGGCTCTCCTGAGTAATAGTCCTATCAGGCAGGGCATCTACAAAGTCATTGTTATTAACCTGTGCATATATCTGCATAGTTGTATTAATAGTCTTATGTCTCATCTGCTTCATAATGACATTGGCAGGAACATTTCTTTTAACCATGTCAGTTGCAAACCAATGTCTAAGCATATGAGGATTGATTTTT